ATAGTATTTACTGTCTGATCCATTTTCTTTCCTTTGTACTTTGATTTTGTGTAAGCGTTTCTAAGTTTCATAAGTTTTTAAATTTTTAAACGATTAAGTGATTGTTGTTTATTATCTCTTCTGATAATATTTTTATAATGTTCGTGTTCGTCTTTTGCTGAATTAAACATTTCTTCGAAGTTTGTTTCTTGTTCTTCGATGTATTTTTTATACATTTCTTTAAGTTGTTTTTTCTCAAAGATTTTTTCTTTGTAGTATCTAGGCATAGATATGATTTGTCCTGATTCTCGTACTATACAAAAGATTTCTCTTTTTTTGTAGTAGTTTTTCATGGCTTCTGTAAGATAGCCAAGACCCATTTTTTTGGACATTAATGAGAATTCTGGTAGTCTGTCGTCTTGATTGTTAAACCTTGTAAAGTTTGATTTTGTCATATAACCGACAACGTAATTAATAGTAAGTTGGTTATTATTAGCAAGATGTATATGACCATTTTGCCAGGTATCGGCGATTTTTTGAGGGTTAGATATAAGAGATTTAGGGAGATTAAATATGATAGCATGATAATGAGGTCGATGGGTTTGAGTACCGTATTCGCCACATGCGTAATATTTGAGCTTGTTAGTTGGACAAGTTTTTCTAAGTCTTTTAAGAAATAGTTGAAAGTCTCGTTTGTCAAGTGTTCTGAAACCATTTTCTGATATTGGAGCGTTTTCGTATGTTAATGTTATAAAGCATGCTGATGAAGAAGATTTTGCTTCTTCGTTAAGCCTGAAGCTCCAGTGTGAAGCTCGGCGTTTTTTACATGCTAGGCATTTTCCACAAGGTACATTAACCATTAAGTTTTGGTTGTTGTGGTCTTTCGATTTGTTCCTTACTCTAAAAGGTGTGAAACACTGCATTTTGGTTGATTTAAGTTGTAGGGGGGACTAAGCAAGTCCCCAAACCTACTATAGTCTTATACCTCCTCTTGCTACTCTATAAGAGTTGTATTTTCTTGATTTCTTTTTTTGCATTCGGCTTCTCTTTTTGAAAGCCATGCCTTTTCTTCTAACTCGTTTTGATTTTCTGTATCCCATGATTTCTAAATTGTTGGTGTTCCAAAGTATGGCATTAGTCTTGTTGCTTTTACTTCGTTGTGTAAATACACGTATAAATGTTCTTCTCCTGATGGTACGTTAAATACTCTTTCTACTTCTGCGCTGTCGCACTCTATAAAGTCTGCATTTAATGTTGGTTTTGATGCAAATATTCTACCCATATGCCAGAAGTCTAATGAGCTTCTGAATGTTCCGTGAACAGTAGATGGAATATATTTGTACTCTGCGTATCGTGGTGTGTATCCAAATACTTCTGCGTCTTCGGCAGTATTTTGGTGGTATAACTCTTCGTTATAAATTGGCTGTTCTCCAATATTTGCAAATGAGGGCCAATAGTAATCGAATTTGTCAAGCTTTTTCCAATGTTTTGGTACTCCTTGTTGATAAGCTGTTTTTGGCATTACGGACATTATACCTATAATGTATCCGTGTTCTTCTGCTCTGTATGATACGTAGTTTGATGAACCTACTGAAACTCCGTGTCCAGCCATGTTTCCTTGTGGTGTAGCGTCGCTACCTGTAGCTCCAGCAGTGTTTGACGTTTGGAGTACTTCACTTATGGTAATTGGTGTTGAGCTTCCTCCAAGGAATTCTGGCCTTTGAAGTCTGGCGTCTGATGATCTTACGCCAAAATGGGCTGTTATTATTTCTATATATCTAGCTCCGCCTCTTGCGTTTCTTTCAAGCCATTCTTGTAATCTAAATGCTCTTCTTAAATCATTTATTGATGAAGCTGTGGCTGTAGATAAATCTGCAACATAATTTCCGGCTAAATCAAAGTCTAAATATGTTTCGGTTGGTAATGATGCTTTTAAAGAACCATAAGCGTTTGTATTTAAAGCTGCTGCACTATCAAAAGTCATATTTGTTATTGCGTTTCCTGTTGCATTGTCTCTTACAATTGTGGGAGCTCCACTGTTTAAGTAAGAAATTGGAGCAGTTGTTCCTAATGGAATTGTTGCTTCTGGTCCTCTTTGAGTCCAGGGTAATGCTGATGTGAAATAATCATGTTGCCATGCTCTTTTTTTCATTGAGGCAAGCTCAATTGTGTCTACGTTTGATTGTGTTCCGTCTGATACTGAAACGTCTGTTTTAGTTATTAAATTTTCGTCTCTGTAATAATCTTGATAAATTTTTTGATATGCTGCAAAAGGTAAAGCTGATACGTCTGTAAGTTGATTGCCTGTTGGTAATCCTAAGTAATCGGCTAATGTTTGAACTCCATATTGAGTTGGTATTGTTAAGTCTACAGTAGGGAATGTTGGGTCTGCAAGACCATCTTCTCCACCTGATATAAAGTTTTCCCAGTTTGGCCATAATATTCTGTTTGGCACAAAGAAAAAGTGACAGTATACACTTGCTTTGTGCATGATTGGTGTAATAAGTGGCGCGAATCTTGTCATGTTCGTCGCTTTGATGTTGAATTTGTCTCCTGGAACTACTTCCATAACGGAGATTGGCATTAATTCTCCGATTTTTCCTGAGAATTTTCTATCGTGTGATAGGTCAAATGTGTTTGTTTGTGGTCGTGGCATAGCCACTTTGCTAAATATGCTCATAATTATTTATTTTTCATTCGTTGTTCGTTATCTTTCCAATCTCTTCTTATTTGATTGTACTTTTTGTCTATCCAGGATTCTCCTGGGTTTTGTAATGAAGCATCTTCTTTTGCTTTAGTTATAGAAGTTGTGATCCATTTTAATAATGTAGTATTTAATGATCCTGACGGATCGATGTTTAATTTAATTAAGCCTAATCTGAAATTTGTTAAAGCTTCTGCGTATTTTCTGTCTGCTATTGATGTTAAAGCTTTTTGTTGTAAAGTTTTGGTAGTTGCAGCTTGTTGATCTGAAATTTCTTTTGTTTTTACTGCTTCTTGAATTGCTTGTTGGGCTGCAATATTTGCTTTTGCGTCTGCGCCTCTAATTAAGGAATCTTTAGTGCCTAATTTAATTGCTGTGTCAGCATTGTTTTTTTCTGTTACTGAATCTAAATTTGCTATTTGTGATCCTATTAATGCTGTTTGCATCATTGATGGTACAGGATTCTGTACATTATATGGTGATGCTTTTGATGGTGATATTGATCCAGCTACACCTGTGTTAGCATTTGATCCATATATAAGATTTGGGTTTAACCCGGCATCTTGTAGTCTAGACATTTGTTGTTTAGGTGTGTTATATGCATTTTGCATTTTCCAGAATTTTTCATTCTGTTGATCGGCTAGTTGTTGACGGCGTTTAGCACCTCTATTTGATATTAGAGATGCTCCGACCGATCCGATAAGTCCTAGTAGTCCAGACATTATACTTTTTTAAGTTTTGTTGGTTGTATTGATACTCCGGCTTTTTCGAAGTTTAGCTCCGAAAGTTGTTTATTTGTTAATTGAATAGTATCTTGTACGCCGTTTACTAAATCCTCAAAGTTTATGAGTCTTAGTTGTAAGAGGTCTAATTGTTGATGACATGCTACGCAATGTTGTAATACGATTTTACGTACTGATTCTGCGTGTTTTTTCTCTTCTTCTGTTTTAAATTTTGTTGTATCCATAAGTGTTTTTTTATAAGGTAGATTAGTTGAACTATAATTTATATACTGTTAAACTAATTTTTCCTCTGGTTATATATATTTTTTAAATATAGTATTTTTTTTTTATTTTTTTGTTTTTTTTGACACTTTTTTCCTTTACTCCCCTATTTTGCGTCCGCTTCGCTCTTGCTTTTTTGGTCGTTTGGGTAATTTGGTGTCAATTAGCACTAATATATCAAGTATGTTATTAGTGCTAGTGACTTCGTCACAGTTTTAGCCAATAAAGTAGATGAATCAAGATTCATCAGTCTTTATTGACTTTTTAGCAACTTCTACGGCTTCGGCAGTTGCTTTTTGTTTTTGAGCTGTTTGC